ATGGCGGTGATGACGGTTGCGAAAGTAATCTGTGGATGGCAGAAGATGCCTACGGGCATGTTGCTGATGCACAAGGACACGGCTACAGTGATAGCAAAGCACGAAAAAATATTCTAATAGTCGACGACATCAATGATACTGGTGCCACATTAAACTGGATTACAGAAGATTGGCCCAGCGGATGTTTTCCCAATGACTTGCAGTGGCAAGGTATTTGGAATAAAAATGTTAGGTTTGCCACGCTGTGGGATAATCCGGCCAGCAAATCTAAATATGTTGTAGATTATTGTTGCAATACAAAACCAGATGATGCATGGATTGTATTTCCCTGGGAAGAAACATTTGTAGGAATTTAATATGAAAAAGAAATCAACAAAGAAAAACCCCGAGCTTGTAGTCAAGCTTGATGTGGATCATTTTGTCATGGAAGATTATCCGTGGCGAGATCCTATTAAAGAAAATGAACTCATGTACATTTTTAGAGACGGCTTTCCTGTTACAGAGTTAGGACACTTTTTGTTTGTACCAAAAACTAACGACATGGATAATATCGCAGCCTGTCTAATTGCCGCAACTAAACAAGGTGCTTCGTTTGTAGAAGAAGAATATTGTGAAGGTTTTAATATTGGCATGAACTATGGTGCCAGTGCAGGACAAACAGTAGAATGGCCGCATGTACATTTAATTTTACGCAGTGCCGGAGATTGTGCCAATCCAAAAGGTGGAGTGCGTAATGTAATACCCGGCAAAGGAGATTACACATCAAATGCATCAACTTCTATTGAGAATTAATTTTTGGGAAAGTAAACAGTTGGAGTACTGGTTGACAGACAACTACAAAGACTGTACAATAAGATGCATGTATGATGATGCATTCACACCTCCTGAACAAGAAGATTTGTATGCAGTAGAAGGAACCATTGTTCCAGAATTAGAATGCCTTATTAAATTGAAATATGGCGATAAAGTTAAAAGTGGAGTAAGATTTGGAAACGTTGAAAATATCAGAAATTTTTTATAGTGCTCAGGGAGAAGGTAGATACATTGGTGTGCCCAGTGTGTTCTTGCGTACATTTGGATGCAATTTCAAATGCCCTGGATTCGGCTTACCTAAAGGTGAGAAAACAACCGACCCCGACGACCTTGCCAATGTTGTACACTTTTTTAGTAGTTTTGAAGAGTTGCCATTGGCACATACAGGCTGTGACAGCTATGCAAGTTGGCATCCAGCATTCAAGCATCTAAGTCCAAACTATACTGTTGACAAAACTATAGATAAATTATTGGCACTTACTCCTAATAATCGCTGGAGACAAAACAATGGTAATGACGTGCATTTGGTCATCACTGGCGGAGAACCTTTATTAGGCTGGCAACAACTGTATCCAGAACTATTGAGTAATAGTCGCATGGAAGATCTAAAACATCTTACATTTGAAACTAATGGCACTCAAATAGTACGTGACGACTTACAAACTTATTTGTTTGAAGAATACACACGTTTTGGTCGAGACTATGATGACCTTACATTTAGTGTGAGTCCAAAGTTAAGTGCCAGTGGCGAAGCATGGGCAGATGCAGTTAAACCTGACGTGGTGGTAGACTATCAAAGATTAGGTTATGTTTATTTAAAATTTGTTGTGTCCACATTGGAAGACTTTGATGAAGTAGATCAAGCTGTTAGTGAGTATCGTGCCGCAGGTTTTGGTGGACAAGTTTATGTAATGCCAGTGGGCGGCACAGATGAAAGTTATTTTGCTAACATTAGACAAGTAGCCGACGAAGCATTAAAAAGAGGCTATCGATATAGTCCAAGACTACATGTAGACATATGGTCAAACGGATGGGGAAAATAATATGACACAAGATCAAATTTTAGTAGCGGTAGGTATATGGGCGGTATTAATGATAATCTGCTATACTCATACGGGTTGGCGTAATATGCGAGACTGCTATGCCATGTGGTTTGCACGAGAATACTGGACTGCTTACAATACTGTAGAATTTGTCAGCTGGTGGGCCAAGGCCGTTATCATTATTCCAGGTTTAGTATTTGGTATTCAAATCTGGGAATTGTATTATCTAACATTATTAACCAGTGTAACACTTATTTGGGCAAGTCGTAAAAAGGCCCTGCCAACATTGGTGGGCTTTAACACCATGTGGGCTTGGTTGAGTTTGATGGTGCTATCACAACATTGGATAAAATAAAATTATGGACGTTCAACCTAAAGATACAAGCAAGGGACACTTTTATGTTAGCCTTGTAAAGAGTGCTATTCGTATTGTAGCTGGCGGCTGTTTGATTACAGGTAACTTGCTAATGGCAGGTGTTTGTTTTATAATGGCAGAAATTTTAGGTATTGTCGAGGAAGTTGTTTAATATGGAATCACAAATACCAGCTGTAGGAATTTTAAAACGAAACGATTGGGGCAACTCGATGACTTATCAAGTAGTTTGCCAATGTGGTGATAGTAACCACGACCACAATGTTTGGATTGAAGCTGAAGACACCGGTGTTTCGGTAATTACATATACACAACAAAAAAGCAAATGGTGGGAACTAAATCGTTGGCACAAGATATGGACGTTGTTGACTCGGGGCTATATTGAATATGAAGCCAGCATTGTTATGGGCGAGCAACAGGCTGTTAATTATGCCAACACATTGTTAACCGCCATTGAAGATGTAAAGAAATTTAAGGAAAATCATGCAAAATCCGTTTAAAAACTTATTTGGCAAAAAGCCAATAGAAGTTACAAAAGAACCAAAGCCAAAGAAAGTCAGTCCCAAAGACAGCAACGAACCCTGGGTCAATGTTATCAATACCAATTTTGATCAAGGTAATCCAAATCAAGGTTTTATGGAATTGGATTGGAATCAACCTTTTATCGTTTTCCTTAAGGAACACGGCTACACTGGTAAGAATGACGAAGAAATTGTGGACAAATGGTTTACCGATTTATGCAAAAATATTGGACAGCAATTAGACGAAGAATCAAAGTTTGTAGCCAATTCAGACATCCTGCCCAAAAAGCGCAAGAAGTCTTGACTTTAAAGTCAATAGGCTATACAATACATTATGTCAACAAAACCAAACTGGGACTTAGCTGTTAACTGGGTAGGAGATAGTCATATATTATTGACTATGGAACGAGCCGATGACAGCGACACTAAGAACGAAACTCTTTTAACTGTAAAAGAATATGCAGAATTTATGCAACTCCTGCAAGAATTTAATTTACAGTTTAGAGATCGTATTGATCAACAACTTATCAACAGCTACCTGAATGGATAAAATGTATTTACTCGTAGATGCCGCCAACATGTTTTTTCGTGCAAGACATGTGGTACGCGGTGAAGATGCCGAAACAAAAGTAGGCATGGCCTATCATATCATGTTCAACAGTATTGCCAAAGTATGGCGTGATTTTAAAGGCAGTCATGTTGTGATCTGTCTCGAAGGTCGCTCTTGGCGTAAGGATGTTGACACTAACTATAAGGCCAACCGTGCCGCCGCTCGTGCCGCACTAAGTCCCAAAGAAGCCGAAGAAGATAAACTGTTCTGGGAAGCCTTTGACCAACTAAAAGACTATCTAGGGTCTAAGACCAACTGCACAGTGTTACAACATGGCCGATGCGAAGCAGATGATTTTATTGCACGTTGGATTCAAAATCACCCAGAAGATCAGCATGTTATTGTCAGCAGTGACAGCGACTTTTACCAATTATTAGCACCAAATGTTCGTCAGTACAATGGTATCAGTAAACAGTTAATTACTGTTGAAGGCATCTATGACGACAAAAACAAACGTGTTAAAGATAAAAAGACCAAAGAAGAATTGGCTCCGCCAGATCCACAATGGTTGCTGTTTGAGAAATGTATGCGTGGCGACAGCAGTGACAATGTGTTCAGTGCGTATCCAGGTGTGCGTGAAAAAGGCACAAAGAACAAAGTAGGCCTACGTGAAGCCTTTGCTGATAGAGATACCAAAGGCTACAATTGGAACAATCTCATGTTGCAACGTTGGGTTGACCACGAAGGAGCTGAACATCGTGTGCGTGATCGTTATCTTGCCAATTTACAACTGATTGACTTGACACAGCAACCAGGAGATATTAAACTAGCATTAGACGAAACAATTAGTACAGCAGTCAACAAAGACCGCGTGTCTCAAGTAGGCATGCACTTTG